TATAAAACCAGCATCGTTTAGATCTTTAATTATATCAGACGATAAGTTATACATACCAAAGTTTGTAGATCCATTCTTAGCTAGTTCTACAACTTGTGCACCAGATAAACTATTTAGATTCTGTCTGCTAGAAGTATTACCACTACGAATAAATGTAAACTGGTTAGCATCTTGACCACCACGTTTTTCAGACAACATAGTTAGATATTCTTTGAAGTCTTGTTGCTCACCTGTACGCATATTACGAAATGCTTTTTGCTCACTGGTAAACGTCTTCATGTCATTTTCTTTTCTAAAGTCTTGTAATATCTTAGCGTAAGGATCTACCAATAGTGTTTTAGGATCTTGTAGTCCAAGAATCGCAGCACGTTGATAGATAGCTTCAGGCCCACTTAGGATTCTGAAATTACCTTTACCATCAGGCACACGTATACGTAATTCTTTGTAATAGTTTTCTAACTCAGGATGTCTTTGTCCACCATGTTTAACATACTCAAACAAATCATCGACAGGTTCTGACTTAAATGCTTCTTTTTTATTAAATAGTTCTGGTTTTTTATTTAACTGTCTACGTAGTGCGAGTATATCACCAACACCAGATTCAGATAATTTTACAATCGTTTTATCTTCTTTAAAGTCTTGGTACTCTGCTTCAAGTTCATTAAGTATTTCGTCACGTCTTTGCTTATACGTTTGACGACCAGTAGATTCAGCTAACTCAAAAGCTTGTAGTGCTTTACCTTCTGGGCCATTAAATCTTTCTCTAAACTCAGCTTGTAATTTATCTGCTAAACGTAAATCTATGTCAGTTAAACCAGCTGTGTTTCCATCCTCTGTTTCTTTTCTAGCAATAAGTTTTAAAATTCTTTTATCTGTTTCATTATGTCTACTGGCGTAAGCATCAGCGTTTTTTACTCTAGAATCTCTTGCACCACCAGTTTGTGTTTCGTTTAAATACTTTAGTAAAATTTGAGGTACAGGTACAAACTGGGCAAACTCTTGCTGTTCGTACATATTTATAAGAGCACCGGCTTGTCCCTCATCTAGACCTATAATACCGTTTGCTCTGTTGTCAGCAATACGTGGTATCACTTGCTTGTTAATAAAATTATTAGCTTCTATTTGATATGCAGCATTTTCATTATCAACTGCTTTCTTTTCTACATCTAGTATAGCATTAGATAATCTTTGTATTCTGCCCTGAGCTCTAGCCTGAAAACCTGTGCCTTCAGTTAGGCTACCTATGTAAGCTTGATAGTTGTCATACTCTTTACCATTCTGGTCAACGTATATTAGATTTTGGTAGATTTCTCTAGCTTCATTAGGAAAGATGTCACCTTTTTCTACTAAAGAAGCGACACGTTCATAAACGTAATCTGTTGCCTTCTGTCTATCACCTTTGAATTTTTGTTCTGCTATCTGATGTATAACACCTTCATCTTTGTAAAGAGTTTCATCAAGTTTCTTACCTGTTTCTACACTACGTATAACCGCACCTTTAACACTTTCTATAATTCTGGTATCAAAAGTATATAACTCTTCTTCTTGGTAGCGTTTAACTAGGGTACTTTGAAAAGATAATCGTTGAGATTCTACCTGTTTCTTAAGCTGTGGGCCTAGTTCTTTTACAAGTAAACGTACAAATCTAGGATTAGTTGGATCAAAGCCTTGCTCTATTTCATTGTAAGCTAAGTTTCTAACCCAAGATAGTATAGCTTTTTCTCCATAGCCTAAAAACTCAGCATTTGTTGTGGAGTCTAAAGCTCCGTTAGATCTGAGCGCATCAGCTACAGTTGAAATTTTATCTTCATAAAACTTGATTCTTTCTCTAACAGGTAAATCAACTATTTCTTCTGATAAAAGACCATACTTAATTTCTAGTTTTTCTTGATCGTTAAGTGTAGGGTCAGCATCTACTGATCCAGTAGCCTTAGAGTTTTCTAGATTTAAGCTATTCTTAAACGCATTATACTCGTCAGACCCTTCTTGTACTTCTTCTGTTATTAGTTTAGTTAGTCTCTTGCCAATGCTGTCAGCTTCGTCAGCCTTACGTTTCTTCATTAGAGAACCAACTGAACCAACTATACTTTCAATGGCAGCTAACCTTTTATCCAGCTTACTGGCCGCTAGTTCTTCTAGCTCTACCATTTGGTCAAAGAACTCTTTAGTGTCTCTGATGTTGTCGTCAATCTGTTTGTTGACAGCCTCAGTCATGTCTGGGGCTGTCTCTAAGTAGTTAGTCTTACTTATATCAGGAACGGCATCTCGTGGCGTACCTACGACGTTCTGAAAAGATGATGTCATAATTATTAAGTGAATAGTCCATTAGGGCCCCAACCAGCACTAGCTATACCCATTACTTGGCTAGTAATCTGTAGTGCACCTGTTAGCCTATCTGTTGGAGGTAACATAACTGGAGCTCCAAATGCAGCTGGTATACCTAGCTTTTCTCTAGCTCTAGCATTAGCAGCTTGGAACTTACGTCTTGCACCTTCTTGAGCATATGCCATGTTTCGACCAAACATGTTAGCTGTTACTCCTTGTATTTCTGCTTGTTTTCTGAGTAGACCTTGGTACTGTTTTCTACCATAAGTTCTAGCTCTACCACCCTCGTCTATCTTTTTCTTACCAAAGTATTGTGCAACGAGTTCTTGGTTTCTAAGTCGACCCTTACCTTGAGTATAGATAGCTCTGACGTAAGCGTCACTGAGGTCACGGCTGTAGCCTATGACGTTTCTGTTTTTAGCTCTTGCTAAACTTGTTTCTTTGTTAAAGAACTGTAGTCTTTTTTGATTGAAGTTAGCATGCTTTTCTCTGTTTCTTTGTCTGGCTGCTCTTCTAGCACCAGCATTAGCGTCTACGCACACGGCAAAATTCAATAAATGTTACATTGTTTGGCCCCCATTCAAACTTACGTAAGAATTTAAAGCCAAGGAACTTGAGTAGTTTTAAGTGTACTTTATTCCTGTAGTCAACTTTATTCCAGAGGAGTGGTTCAGTACGGCTATCGACATACCGCTTGGCCTCTCTTGCAAATAAAATCGGTTTTTCGTAGATGACTGGAGTGCATAGCATCCATATATCTCCTTGTTTACCTACGCCTGCCATACCAGCAATCTTGCCGCTAGGGGACGTAAAATAGACTCCAGAGGGTGTTTGAGCCATTATGGGTAGATAGACCTTCGGGTCTAATCCATAGCCCTCTGAGATCTCTCTGAAGTCGTCTGGGCGTAAGTTAGAGGCTACCTCGTAGGCAACCTCTGGTGTGAGTGGGTGAATATATTTACTCATAAATTTTCATATATCGGTTCTAACTTTTCTATTGTATCTGCCATCCAAGGCTCCCATGGCATTTGCTTCATGCCTTTTTCGACATATCGTTCATACCATCTGTTGGTTTTCATTCTCCAATAGAAGTATCTAAGTTCTGTTTCTGTGAGTTGTACGTTATACACGGCGATAATATTTGGGTGAATAGTCTCCTTCCCAAGACAACGATCTAAGCGTAGCTGGGGCAGGGTGTGAAGATTTGAGTGTTATCTCAACGTTTGTGTTTTTCTCGTAGACTGGGACAGTCTGTATAAACTCTTCGAGATATGGTGCATCAGATGCGTCGTACTCGTCGAGCTCTGTTGATTCGTAGATTTCTGTGTAATCATTTTTACCAACTCGTTCAAGTGTTGTTTCGTATAGACCTATCTTACCGAAGTGAAACTTGACTCTATGCAAAACTAAAGATGAGTTTACATCTGCCGTAGATCTTGTACCCTCTATCTTAGATGGGTAAAGTGTGGGTAGTTTAACTTCGTATGGATAGATATAGCCTATTGTAAGTGTAGCACCAGACCAGTTACCGGGTAAAGTAAAACTCGTACCTGATACTGTAGCCTTGGCGTATCGACCAACTCGTGCTGAGTTAGTATTTGTATCAATTACCACTAAGTCGTGGTTGGGAGTAGTGACTGTATTTAGCCACCCCACACTACTGAAGGTTGTGGTGTTTGTAGCTGAGTTAAAGCTGCCACCGCTAACAGTAGTATGATTATCCACATGAAGTAAGAAGTCGACATTATCTTGTACTATTGAAGGGTCACTATCAGACTGTATTAGTTTGATGCTTTGTAGGTAGTAGTCACTATCTAAAAAGAAGTATTCGTCATTAATAATAAAATGATATACTAATGGATTATTAAGCTTCCATTTAAACCATGCAGCCTGCGATCTTTTTTCTGCGGTTTGGAAATATTTATAACCAAACACTGTGTCTGTTCCTGTTTTACCTATCAATACAATAGAGTTTTCTCTAGAGTTAGTGATAAGGTCTATGTCTTTAGGCAGTAAGGTAGGAACAATCTTACTTACTTCGACTATATTAGGTTGACCCTCTCGTGCTGTATTAGCCATCTCGTTGAACCTACTAAACTTACCAGAGTTATCTATGTAAGCAATCGTAGTTCCTAGAGATATAGGGGGCATGTTTTCATTGTAGTTAAATGTAGCTACACTTCGTAACTTAGCTGTATCAGGGTTGAATACTGTGTCATCTGATGCAAGTAAGAACTGTTGGTTTGTACTAAAGACAAGTAAACCAGCAGTAATCTCTATACCATCAAACAAATCAGAAGGAAACATGGATGCAGCTGATATATCTACAGGGTCAGCTGTTGAAACTGTCAACGCTGTCTCAATAAAGAAATCAGGCTGACCAAGAGTTCCGGGTCTAGATGTAATAACGTTTTCGCCTGCTAGAAACGCTAACCTGTTACGAAAGAATAACACCTTGTTGATACGTTTACCTACAAATGTTGGCATAGGATTAGTTACATCATCACCTACATCTCTGTCACCATACGTAAACGGTCTGACTGTAAAAGTTGTTGTAGCTGTACGCTGTATAACTAATGGCATATTAGTCAATGACTTAGCTATACCGGGCTTTGCACACTCTACCCAAGAGCCGTTACCATCTTTATCATTCTGACCCTCAAATCTTAAGTAGTAGTCATCCTCTTCAGCTCGCAAAGCGTTCTGTACTTTGACTATGTAACCATGTTTACACTGATTTGGTAAGCCTTGTACATCATTTACCGAACTTTGCATAACACGCATAAGATCATTTTCTACTACGTTAACAGTAAAAGAGTTATTACTAGATAAGTATATACTATTACCTATGTGTTTTGCTGTTATACCAGTTGGTAAATCCTGTATAATACCACCTATAATTGTATCAGCTGTAACTGCTGTTTGTGCGTCAAAAGGTGTAGGTTCTGGGCGTATCAATCCGTTACCGTTAGATCCTCCAAACACAGTAGCATTTAACTGTGTGCTTTCGATCTCTTCTACTTCTATTGTATATGTAGCATTTCCTCCACCAGATGCACCTCCACTAGCTGAGTCAAGAGTTACAGTAACCTGATCTCCTACATCCCATCCTTCTCCACCATGTAGTAATACAACTTCACGTTGGTAACTACATCTGTAGTTTTGTCCGTCTGGAGATGGGTCACTTGAACTGTAGTTATAGTTAGGACTTACACCTTGTTGACCGAGAATGTTGAGTCTAAATATTAAGTTTTTCTTTGAGCCTGAGTCGACACTAAATACTTGAGTTCCAATACCGGGGCAAGAGCCTGAGCCATCAGATTCATCAAGTGTGTCAGATGCAATTTTAATACGTGTAGCACGTTTGATAGTTGTAACAGTAGCACTGTCAAATATATCAAGTCCATATTGTCTTCCGTTTTCTGTTCGTAACAGTTCTATTAGTGCAAAGTGTGGGTCAGGAGTTGCATCTGTTGTGCCTGTAGTCCCAACTAAAGTATTAGAATTAGTACTATCCCTACTTGAAACGAATGTAGTATCATTGATAGTAAGGAACTGTAGGTTTTCTGGGTCATCTGTAGCTAAATAGTTTTGTACATTTGTTTGTGCTGTTTCTACAAATAACCAGTTATTGACAGTTCCAGAGCTGTGTGTAGGTGCACTGCCTCCACTACTTATTGCAGCTTGAGCTTGGTATATTCTTATTGTTCCAGAAGCATTAGATTGAACTTTATCTCCTGACGCATATGCTCTTGTACTAGACCACGTAACTGAGCCGTAGGCTGTGGTCATCTGTGCACCAGTCTTACAACTCCACACGCGCACCTGACCATCGGCTGCTACTTGTCCTATATAAGATCCCTCACTCTCGTCACGAAAGTAATGAAACCAAGATCCATTTTTATTAGTAGCACTTTGATTATTATATACATTGGTAAGTGCATCGGTTCCAATTCTTTTAGCACCCGGTCTTTTAAATAGCCCTTTTGTAACGTCTGGTATAGCGTTTACTATTTCTGTGACTTGGCCGGGGAACTTTAGGTTGTCAGGCTGTTCTGACATACCTAATGAAAAAGTGGGTATAGTTTGTGTTACGCTTGCCATTATCGTCTAAGGTTTCTCCAAGGTTGGTAAGTTTGATATGCTGTGCCCTCTGGGAATCCAAACATGCTGTGATCTCCTTGGTTGCACTCGTACTCCATTAGAGCTGCTCTTGCTAGACCCTCTTGCTGAGTCAATAATTTTACAAGATTAGGATTAGATACTAGCTGTACTGCTGCTAGCCTTGATGCTCTGTAAGTAATATAACGTCTAAATACTATGGGTGTATCTTCAAAGTTGTAAAGCCTGACAACATTCAAATCTAGATCTCCGTCAAACTCGTCTGTATGATCTATCTTATCGTATATAAATCCATTACGACGTACAAGGTCGTGGTGTCTACGTGCCTGATTGTCATGTAAATCCATAGCCAGTATGTCATCACCTATAGCGATCTTCTTATCAGTATTAGGTGAGAACTTTACATGGTACTCTGTATTAAAATGCCAGCCTTCTGCCTGTATATCTACATTACCATCACGCAGTAAGTTGTATATTACAGCAACTTCTGGGTTATCAAAGTTTAGTGTTGTCTGTGGTGATTGTCCGATAGCTCCCAGTATAGAGTTCACTGCGGATAGTTCGGTATCGGTGTCAATAGTTG